TGACGCCACTCACCGTTCTTTGAAACCACCGGGTAGCCATTCACGTTGTCCCACAACAATACGCCGTTTTCGGACGCCGAAGCGGATGCGTCCTTGGCGTCAAGCTGGTTTAAGGCTCTACCAAGATAGCGGCGCAGGTTTTCCGCCCACTGGCGAATGTCTGGCGCTAATGGTGGAAGTATTCGGCTCATCTGCGACCGCCAGCAACAGCGTCAAGACGCATAATACCAACACGCCAATCGGCTTGAGAGTTTCCGCTGACACGCATCCTAACTTGACGCCCCGTAAAACGCAGGCTGGTTGGATTGGCCATGCTGAACGGGCCAAATTGAAGCTCATTTCCCGTGGGGTAAAAGCGGGTTTTAAACGTGGCGCTTACATCGCCCAGTGTCTTTTCGTCTGGGATCATTCCGCGAACAGCCATTACCTGCTCACCTACGCCAATAGATATCGGGCCAGTCTCCGCAAAAGGCGTTTGCGTTCCATAGTTAAAGCCAATCTCATGTTCGTATAGTATTCCATCTGGCGCAATCCAAAATGGTTGGCGGAATACTCCGCGATCCACACCAGCAGTGCGGTCAAGCTCGCCAGTCATCCAGACCTTTTCGGTGTAGTCGAAGGCTACATATCGGTCACATTCGGTGCTAGAACCGCTTGGATAAAACCAAAAAATCTCACCAAACTGGCTGTTCACCACCGCATGAACCTTTGACCTTTGGTCATTGTTCATGTCGCTGAAGACATAATCTGAAACTTCGCAGGGAAGGTCAGTAACAGCGCCGCCTGAATATGCAAAGAACGAACGCTGTCCCATCCAAACAACGCCTTCATCAATAGTTGCAGCAGCATTTGCCGCAATTAACCCACAAGAGGTTCCGACACGCTCAAACCCATAAACGTAAGGAGGACCAGAATATGTGGCTGTGTGTGCATCTTGATCTGTGAGAATAAGTGACTGACCCCGTGTGCGAATTCCCTTGAGGATAACCCCGTTCGTTTGGATTTCAATGTCACCAGCTTCGTTGGTCGCCGCTGGCGTCCAAGTGTTGTTATCCTCACGATCAGACCATGCAACCTTTCTAGCATTGCCACCAGCGCCAAAGGCAAACACAAAGCGCTCCTCTGTAACCATCATGCCGGAACAGTCAATCGGCGCGTTAGATAATGCTGCGGCTGGTGTTGCGCTGTTTAGCTGCCATTGGTAAATCTTACCATCGTCGGCGGTGCATCCCAAAAGATACTCACCCCAATTCTCCAAGCTCCATGTCGTTGCGGGAGAGTTGGCACCTTGATCCTGAGATGGAACACCGTAAAGACCGCCGCTGTATGGGGCGCTGCCGTACCCAGTAAAAGCAGAAGCGTCAACACTTCCGGCCACAAAACCAACGGGAGTGATGTCTGTCACCGCGTTGCCAGCGGTCATTGCAAACAATTTATTGTGTGTGCCAAACGCCACGCGGCGGTTATTGCTGTTGTCTTCCCACGCGATGATTGTGCGAACAACACCGCTGATGTCCACGCTTCCACGTTGACGCCATCCGGCAACAGGACGTAAAGCGCCCTCATGCCAGCGCACCAAGTTGGCGTCACGCCAGCGGCCTTGAGACTGGTATTCGGTGCCGTTTCTATATTGGCCTGCTGGAATGTTAAGCGGTATTAGTGGCATTCTGAAATATCCTTACGGCTTGGCGGGCCAATCACCATTACTTAGGTACGGAAAGTTTGCATGATCTGTGATGTCGCGCAACTTCTGCCGAACAGACTTTATTTCCTCCGGGACGGGCTGGCCTGCCTCATAACACTTTAAAACAATCCAGTCAGTTTCAGTTAACTTTACTGCCCGCTGGCTGCGAACTAACGCAGCTTGAGTTGCGTCCACGTCAGCTTTTTCAGCGCTGTCCATTTGAACGATAGACCATGTCTGCTTCCATATACCCTCGGCGGAGCGCACGGGAAGAACCTCTACAGCCTTTTCATATCTACCCAAGTTGGGCTGAGAGCTGAAGTCATAAATGCCGTAACCCATAGGCTCGATATCACTCGCAGTAAAGTAATTTGGGAAGGAGGTGCTGGGGAAGATTTGGCGCAGGTTCTGCTCTAAGATTGGATTGCCTGTAGGCACTCCCTCAACAAGACGAATAAATAATGTCATCTAAACATCTCCTGTGTTCGTAGATGGGAACTGCCGTGTGTCTCCGGGCCATATTATGCGCAACCCGCCGTTGCCGCCATTACCGTTACCAGACCGCGCACCGCCGCCGTATTCTGCGGGAACGCCTCCAGAACCCGGAGGTATCATGTCTGATCTGTCTTGCCCGTTCATGCCTCCAGAGCCGCCCCTGCCACCTGTCGTCCCAAGATCGCCAGAGCCGCTACCAGATATACCCCCGGCTCCGCTAGAACCTTGTCCAAGCAACCCAACGCCACCTCCGCCTGCGGCGTCAGTTCCTCGATCAGATGGTTGGTCAGCGGGTGCAGTAGACCCTCCACCAGCACCTCCTCCAGAACCGGGACTGCCGTTAACGCCGGGGTGGAATTGGGTGCTGCTTGTAATCGTACCTCCTGCGCCACCACTACCCGTGTAACCACCAGCGCCGCCGCCACCGCCATGATACAGATTGCTGTATCCGCCCAAGTTTCCCTTTGCACCGCCGTTTCCTCCACCGGATACCGCTGAACCACCGTAAGTACCGGGGTTTACTACAGATGGATAAGGTGGGCCTCCTTGTGATGGCTGAGTTGCCCCTCCGCCAAACACATACGCGCTGTTGATATCTCCGCTTAACTCCGAAAAGTAACTAGGGCTTGCGCTAGAGTCTCCGCTGCCCCATTGGGCGCGGCCTCCACCGGAAACAACCACTTTGTAGCTTTTATCAGGGACAACCGGAATATTGTTAGCATAACCTAGACCGCCACCCGGCCCCCCTGAGTAGCCTGATGTCACGACTACTGCGCCACCACCGCCTCCAACGGCTACAACGGAAATACTCCGAACGCCCGGTGGGCAAACCCAAGTAAATGTCTCGTTAACTGAACCGCTAGGCTCAAAAAGCTGCTGTCCCGGTGCCTCGATATAACCGCCACCCGCAGCACCAAGCAAAATATTTTGAGAGTTTTTATCCATAAAAAGCCTCAGTTTGTATAGTTAATGAGCGCAGCGCCGCGCCAGCGCGCACCACCGTTTTCGGTGAACAGAACAAACACATGAGTTTTTCCAGCTGTCAAAATAGGAGCCTCGTCTCTAGGCCATTTTACCGAACTAGGCCATGTAACTGTGCCGCTCGTGTGCGTAAGCTCAAGTGTCAAAGAGTAACTTACTCCCGAGGGGACATTGCTAAACGAAAAAGTGCTGTTTGCAGAAATTGTCTTTGTAAAGTAGTTTCCGGCAGAACAGTCTATATCAGTACCACCCATAACAACAATGTTGCTGCGGTAAGCGCCATTTGAAAAAGAACTGCCGTTAATGGATACATCGCCGCCAATAGATACATCGCCGTTTGCGTCAGCCGTCAGCGCCTTGCTAGGCTGAGATGTCCCTAAAGTGGTTACATCAACATAATTTAACTCAGCAGTTGTAGCTGTTACACCGTCAAGCAAATTTAACTCGGCTGTAGTTGCGGTCACGCCGTCAAGCAAGTTTATTTCAGAAGTGCTGGCGGTTACGCCGTCTAGAATGTTAAGCTCCGCAGTAGAGGACGTCACCCCGTCGAGTATGTTGATTTCTGCTGTGGTGGAAGTTACGCCATCGAGAATGTTTAGCTCAGCAGTGGTTGACGTCACGCCATCAAGGACATTGATTTCCGCTGTCGTTGCCGTCACACCGTCAAGAAGATTGATCTCTGCTGTCGTTGATGTAACGCCGTCGAGAATGTTTAACTCAGCGGTAGTTACCGTGGCTCCATCAAGAATTTGAAACTCAGCTGCGGTTACACCGCCGAGAACAGTGTCAACACTATCCCAGTTTGCATTTAGCTTTGTACCCCAAGTGTCCTCGGATGCTCCGATTTCAGGCTTAACAAAGTTATAATTTGTGGTGTTTGTGTCGGCCATTGTCCGCCCAATCCCTTTTATCTGACGAAGATTGTCGTCACATTAACATTTTACACAGCATGAGGCAATCAGCCAGAAACTACGAGTTTGCTGCAATAGCAGCGTTAGCGGCAGTCATGTCTTCTGTAGTCCAGAAGTCTTTAGCTACCATCAGCTCTAGATGCTCTACGTTACGAGCAGCTGTATCTGTCCAGTCTGCATCATCCATGCCTTCTGGCTTGCCAGCATTAAGCAAGTCAACAGAGTGACCCATTGCTGTATAGTGCTGTGCAATTTCTTCCGCAGTTGGTGTATCAGTCATTTCTTTTCTCCTTTTTGACTAATTAGGGTTTGACAGGCCAGTTTATATGAAAAGGAAAAGTAACCTGTGACGGTACATCCCTTAATGCTTGGCGATATAGAAGTTGGTCTTCGCTTGCTGTTTGATCTGTAGATGTCCACCAATCGGTCTCAGATAGTAATCCGTCCCTCTTTACTCTTTCATCAACTGCTTGCGCTTCTAAGTAGGCAGGCTCCATTTTTCTCATATTGTCATAACCTTGCAAATCCGCAATAGACCATTCGGTGTCGTATGCAACCAGCCCCGAATAAAAAGTAATATCTGTTGGAGCTTCGCCAGTAACAGCCTCTAAATTAGGTAGGTCACAAATTACATGGCCTTCTGGCTGAAAAAAGCCATCAGCATTTTCTACATATTCTTCGTCATCTGGAAGTGTGCAGAAAGCTATTTTGGTTTCTCTGTTTCTAATAATAAGCATATCTCATCCTCACCAGTTAATACTTCCGTTAGTGCCGACAATAATTATTTCGGTGCTAGAAACTCCAATTCCCAAACGAAATTGGTTGCCGGAGTTGGTAGTTGTTATGACATTAGGGTCTGAGGAACTGACATAATACTTACTGAACGGAACTATACCGCTAAATCCCCCAACCTTAGCGCCAATAGGGTGAACCTTTACCGTCTGTCCTTGTGTGGCGGATGAAGCAGCAATGCCTACCCAACTCGCAGGTGCAGAGCCGGGGCCGATAGAACTATCGTACTCTAGAACAGCGTAGTTACTAGTGCTATTGGGGGCATGTTGGGCAATAATGTGCTTAATATTAGCGCTTGAAGTATCTTGGAGGGCTACTTTAACGGAGGCCTGCAAGTTTACATTATATGGGATTAATTGCGTCAGTCCCAGTGTTGTAGATGTTGGAAAAGTTACCTCTGCCCAGTTTCCTCCTGATGATGAGTTGGCTCCCACGTTCCACTTACTTGCGCCTACGTCATAAGCCATGTTACCAACTGAAAAATTAGTAAATCCGTTTCCATAATTGCTGGTAGTGTTTTTTGTTCCTACAGTTAGAGTAGTTCCAGATAACGACACAGGATAGTAAGATGTTCCACCACTAGATACTACGAATAAATTATTCTCGTTTGACGGGTTAAAAAGAATTCTGGGGCTATAATAATCATAATCGCTTGCTGGCCCTACTTGTACTTCACTAAAAGTGGGGGCGCTATTGTATCCATTGCAAGTAATACAGCATAAATAAGGCCTTGTCTCACCAGTTGCCCACCTAGTAGCAATAATTTTTCCGCTAGGAAGCTGGACTGCATCAGTTAACCTAGACGCAGAATATGCAAGGTAGGATTTTGTTCCCTTGGTTATAGAGTTGTAATCATTAATTCGATAGGTTTGATACTCAATCCAATAATGAGGGTTGTTAGCCCAAATAGCTATACCGTCACCGCCATCAAAGTTGTAACTACCAACGGGGAAAGCAGCGCAGCCTTCAAGTATGGACGCATCAAGATTGGTTTCTGCACCATTGGTTCCATTGTGAATAGCTAATTTTCCTTGGACATTGTGATTAGTCATCACAACTTTAAAGGTTTTTGCTCCTCCGCCCGTGGTGGTTTTGATGTATGGCGAAGAAACTGTATTAGCACCCCTACCAAAATTAACACCACTAACAAGATCAGTTTTTGTCCTGTTAAGTAAATCTACAGACGAAAAAATCTGCTGTTGTTCTGACCCAACAAGTACCTGACCGCCTGTTCTAGTCGAGTCAAAATATACTTTAGTGATAAATTGGGTAATGTTAAGAGATGTATAATTAATCGCTGGGCTTGCACCGGCAAAGGCTAAATGTGGACTATTCGGATCAACACTTACTGTGTTACCCTCAGCAATAGTTCCACCCGCTGTAAACTCTAACTCACTTCCACCACCAACGCCCGCCGCACCTAGTGCAGCTACAGTTGTTGCATCGACTGACGCAATGTTTGTTAAGGCTCTGTTGTCATCGACAACGGTTGTGCCTGCAATTTTAATCGCCATCTTCGTATCCTTTACTAGGTGATTGTTGCGTTGGAATTGACGTTGCCAACAACATCCAAGTTGCCGCTTGCGTCTAGCTTCATCTTGTTTGAGCCGCCTGTAGAGAAGTACAGGGAGCCACCGCTTTCTGTGACCGTCCAGCCGTTGATTGTGAAGCTATTAGATGCAGCACTGATGTTAAGGCCCGGTATGCGGAAGGCTGTGATGCTAGTGTTGCCAAGCGTGATCTCGTTGGACGCTGTGGCAGTGCTGGGGATTGCCCCTTCGCCAAGAGAGCTATTGTTACTCCCTGTAGTCGTATTATTACCAGCATTCCTACCAATAGCTGTATTTTCAGCACCCGTTGTAACCGATTCTAGCGCCCTAAATCCAGCCCCTACATTTTTAGTACCTGTCGTGTTATTCAGTCCAGATTGATAGCCACCGAAGAAGTTGTTGCTACCTGTAGTAATGCCCATCCCAGCTTCAGAACCAATAGCTGTGTTGTTGCCGTGACTTCCAGAGCCACCTTTAAGAGCAAAACTACCTACAGCTACGTTATTGGAGCCTGTTTGGTTGTTCTTTAAAGTTTCACTACCACCAAGCGCAGTGTTGTTTCCCCCTGTAGTGTTTGAACTTGCTGACTGTGATCCAAAGAAAGCGTTCTGGCTTCCTACGTTATTGGAGCCACCAGCAGCATGACCAACTGCGGTGTTACTAAAACCACTAGTATTGGCATCTAATGTACTAGCACCAACGGCTGTGTTGCTTTGACCTGTGTTTACTTTTAGGGCTTCGTACCCAATAGCAGTCATACTACTGCCACTTACGTTAGCTGCGCCAGCATCAAAACCAATAGCTACGCTGTAACCACCCGTGTATACGCCCAGTGCATTATTGCCTATTGCTACGCTACCAGACCCAGTTGCGTTAGCGTCTAGGGCGTTTGGACCAATGGCTACGTTTCGTTGTCCAGAAGTGATTGCCGTACCAGATTGATAGCCACCGAAGAAGTTGTAGGCTCCTGTGCTAATAGCCTTACCTGCACCAAAACCAATAGCGATGTTGTAGCTAGCAGAGTTAGGAGTACCTGAAGACGCACCTTGTAAAGCTTCATAGCCTAAGCCAACATTATGAAAACCCGTCATATACCTTGAGGTAGATGAGCCTATACCAATGTTCTGAGCGCCTGCCAGTATGTCACCTGCATTAGCTCCCAGCATAACGTTAGAACTTTGAGTTACAATTCCATTACCTGCGGATTGACCCGCAATGACATTGTTGCTACCCGTAGTAATGTTAGCGCCAGATACCCCTAACACCACGTTGTCACCACCTGTGGTAATTGCCTTACCTGCCCGATAGCCGCCGAAGAAGTTGTAAGTCCCTGTAGTAATAGCCTTACCCGCTTGATAACCAATAGCAGTATTATGTATGCCAGTGCTTGAGCCACCAGATACTCCATACAAAGCCTGCTGTCCTATACCTATGCTGTTTGACGCATTGACATACTGACCAGCATTTGGACCAATATAAACACTGTTACTGGTAGTCGTAAGCCCATTACCTGCCTGATTTCCAATCGCTACATTTGAACCACCAGTTGTAGCACTTCCCAGCGCAGCATATCCAAGCGCCTGATTTCCTGACCCTGTGGTAATGTTTTGACCTGCTTGTTTTCCGGTAAGGTTATTTTCACTGCCAGAAGTGATGCTGGTTCCTGCATTTATACCTAACGCAGTATTCTGAGTTGCCCCCACCGTATTGACCAGCGCCCCACTACCAAGCCCGACAGAGTTACCTGCGCTATAACCATCACTAAGATCATTAATGCCACCACTGAAGTTAAACGTGATAGTCTCATTACCTGATTGGTCTGTAGTAAAGTCACCGCCGCCAGACAAAGCTGTCCCAGCACTCAGTGTAATCGTAGCATTGTTAGGCGCAGTTAGTGCCGCCCAGTCATAATCTGAACCAGTCCACTTTAGAAACTCACCAGTGGCTGCTGAGCCAGTGTTGAGGTGTGTGTCAACATCAGCGTCCGTATATCCGGCTGGCACGTTTGCCCAATCGTAATCAGAGCCGTTCCATGAAAGATACTCTCCAGAAGAGGCCGTGCTGGTGTTGAGGTGGCTATCAACTAACGGATTAACATTACCAGCGTCAGTGACGTTTGCGCCAGCCTCAATGCCGTTTAGCTTGCTGTGGTCAGCGTCCGTAAATACATTGCTGTCTGTGGCGCTTTCAACCAGCGCCCGTAT